CACATTCAACGAGTTGGAACTCAAGCGCATCATCAAGTTTGGTAGGTATATGCACTATGTCACATGTGCTTTGCAGGATTACATTTCAACTTTCGTAGAGGAAAACATAAACCCATCAAGCGAGGAAGACTATCAATTACTCGACGGTGTGGTTGCAAAGATGACTTCAGACATCAAGAGAAATCACAATAGGATTTGGGGGTTGACTGTATGAATATGAACATCGCAATTTTGTCGTTTATCATGTGCTTCTCAATGTCAGGGCTGTTACACACAGCCCTGCATATCACACTGAGCACTTGTGGGTTGGATGATGTAACCAGTGACGTATTAGCAAGAGCTGCCAGCATTTTGATAGGCATTGAAGCATTGTTTGACTTTGCACTAGTTTGTTTAATACATTAAATGTCAGACAATTTGGCAAATAGTGCGAATTTTAGATTTTCGCAATTTTCTTGTTGACAAAAATTCGGTTCTGGGTTACAATATAATCAAACAGAGGGGGGCAGTAATGAAGTTCAGTTGTTCAGAATTAGAAGATATTTTCAGAGCTAGTGAGTACGACATGGCAACTGAGACATTTCAGAAAATCAAGCAGTTTGTACACTCACACAATGAGGAAGACTTGACAGTTGTCCTGTATAATATACTCAAGAGTAACAAAGCAATCATTCGTCGGTTCATGGAGACACTGCATAATGTTGACACTTGCATAACATCACGCAACACGGTCCTGTTTAAGAAGGACACCAAAATAATCAAGGAGCTGACAACAACACACAAGACATATGAACAGATAGCCAAATCTTGGCGATTAAGTCCTGCATATGTCAAGCGTGTAGCAGAACAGAACGGATTGACTCACAGAGACAAGGAGCGGGAAATGTTTTCAAATGGTGATAACTACATCGTTGGCGGGAACACTGTCATGGATGAGTTCATACACCATCTCGGAAATATTCACAGAGAAACATTGAAGCAGTATGTTCCAGCACGTGAACGTGGGTTCTATCGTCGCAAGTTGAAGGCGCTTCGTATTCGTTACGGTTTATCTCAGCGAGAAGTTGCAGAGATTATAGGGTCGTGCAGGGAACACTACGCACAGGTTGAGAATGGTCGAAAGACTCCTCAAATTCGCATGTTGCTTCGTCTCGCCGCGTTGTTCAATACCAGTCGGATAGACTTACTCCTTGAGTTACAAAACCCTGACACATTGGAGACTCTTGCACCTACAGAGATGCTCTGTGAAGAAGATATGAAGGAGCGTGAATCAGCGGAGCCATGGACTTTCCGGGCATTACGCATTCAACTTATGGATAACCTCATCTGTTCACAATTCCAGGAGCGGATGGAAGATGATGCAGAGATGCTTCAAGAATTAGGAAAGCGCCGGGCGGAAATCGCTCGACACGTCAAGGATTTTGATTATCACTATGTAAATCCCCACTGTAGGAAAAAATCAGATTAGTGAGAACCGGGGGTGCGAGGCACTCGTTGCCCGCCCCCAACATATTGACATATAGCGTCCATTTTGTGTACTCCTATTCTAATCCCTTTGAAGCAGTGTTTACCCCTGAGTGAGTTGACCTCGGGGGTAGGCATTGCACACTTTAAACACATCAGGAAGGTGGTACTAATGAGTTCACGAAGTATAAGGAAAAGAATACAGACTCGTGGCAAAAATACGGGTCAAAACGGAAAATCGGATGTCATCTATGACGATGTGCTGAAGGTTGACGTTAGCGACTTCTTCCCCGCAGGGAAGGCTGTCGAGAAAATAAAGAAGGCGGGTGCATATGATACACTCGTTAATATTGTATACGGCACTTTACTTGAAGGTTATAGTTTGGAAGCACTGTATGCGCATGTAGTGGCTAAGTTTGGAAAAGTGGCTGGTCCGTTTACATATGACGAGTTCTGTCAGTGGTTCGCCGGTCCATACCCAGAGCTGCTGAGTGCATACAGTTTCAGTCGTGTTCAGGCTGTTGGTGTTATGGCTCGAAGTATTTACACAGCAATAAATACTCACATGGGGTCTATACAAGCTGCTAAGTTATCAGCTGAAATGCTCAAGAGTGTTCAGAATAACTTAGTCAAACAAGACAATGCTATCAATGTTCAAGTAACACAAACACAGAAGACCTTGAACAAATTAGGCGAGGCTTTGGGTGTGGTTACAGACCCGGGCATAGTCAAGGAAGATAATGATCCTGTACTGTTGGATTCAATCAAGGCTCAGGACGGCGATGTGAAGTGAATGCAATAACAAACAACAGCAGCTTTAGCGATCGTCAGCTGTACACAATAAAAACATTCGGATTGAAGTCAGCAGGAAAGCATGTGTTGCATTGTGGATGCTTTGGGTGTGGGAAGACATACAGCCTCTGTTTTGGTTTTGGCTTTTATTGTTGCAAGTTGCAGTCGATGGGCATTGTTGGTTTAAACTTTGTTCTTCTTGGAAAAACTCAGCAAGCTGTCAAGAAGAACATGTGCAACGAACTCAGCAAGTTGTTTGGTAATGACTTCAAGTATGACAGCAGTAGAAAAGACGGCATAGTAAAAGATGCGACACTGTTCGGACAGAACATATACATCATCGGTTTAAACGACAAGTCTTCAGAAGAGAAGTTCCGAGGTATTTCGGACATTATGGGCATACTCCACGACGAAGCGGTGCTTTGTACAGAAGACCAATTCAACTTCATCCTTGGTCGTTTACGTGGTGAGCTGAGTGTTGAACTCCCCGATGAATATGAGACTCAGTGGTATTACGGAAGCACAAACCCTGACTCCCCAGCTCATTGGATACTCAAGGATATTCGGAGCGGTTTCCTCAAATATGTGAAGTGGTATCGTCGAGACGTTCGGTGGAAGGGTTCACTTGAATATTATGACATGTTAACTAAAAAGTACCGTGGGAATGAAACATACACGCTCCGATACTTAGAAGGGCAATGGGTCAGCTCAGATAAAATCGTCTATCCTATGTTCGTCGAAAGCAAGAACGTCATCAAATCAGACAGTGAACAGTTTAATTTAGAGAGTGCTTATAAGAATGCAAGTAGAGCAATCATCGGACTTGACTACGGTAGTAATCACCCTACAGCAATAGTCACAGTGCTTGAGTTTGACCCTACAAATGAAGAAAGCAATAGTGTTTACTTAGTAGTTGATGAACAGAAGTTGACAAACACAGCACCATCTGACATCGTGCGGGTGGTGACTAACAAATACAACTCCTTATTGAATAAGCGGTTCGGCGGGTTAAGTGATCGAACTTTGAAGATATACATTGACCCATCATCTAAAGCTTTGAAGGATGAACTGACAAAAGCGAAGATACCTTACACAAACGCAATGAACGAGCACAAGGACGGCATCGAAACAATACAGTCACTCTTCAGTTTGGAGTTGTTGTTTATACTTGACACATGCACTGAGTTGATAAATGAGATTTACGGTTACAAGTGGAAAGACACTACAAACGGAAAAGACGAGGTAGTGAAAATAGTTGATGACTTGTGCGATGCAATGCGTTATGCTATTTATACAGACAGTCAGCTTCACATGTAAGGGGGTGAACCAGTGAACACAATAGGTCAGTTTAATAATATGGATAACATCGAATATATTGATGAGACAAACTTCAGCATATTAGACAACAACACTGACGTTTGGGATGGCGAGCTTCCTTTTCACGAGGGCGACAGTTTTCCGACTTCAGAAATAAAAGAGAGAGCCAAAATAAGTCTCACGAATCGAATGTTATATGAGAACAACATTGACGAAATCGGCAGTTACTTGTTAAGTATTTTCCCGGAAATTGATCCTATGTATGGCTGGCAGGTTCGTGAGATAGTTGCGAAGTTGGGCTATTTCAAATACATAGCGAACACTTGGGTCTCACTTATAGCAGGAAAGCCTCCAATCATAGACTGCAAAAACGCAGACATTGAGCGTCAGGTTAGCATTGCAGTTGACAAGAGTAACTTCCTTGATGCTGTACAACAGGAAATTCTGTCATCGTTTATTGATGTCGTCAGTGCTTATGTGGTGAACACTTACAACAACAAAGTAAACATTCGCAAGATTGAGACTAAGAACTTAATCATATATGTGAATAAGCTTTGCATCAATGAGATTGAGGCTGTGGTCGAGTTCAACATAACCAACGACAAAAAATACGGAAGGGTTGTTGAGTTTGTAACTTACAAAAACGACGGAGAGATAAACAAGCAAGTCTTCCATTACAACGACGGAACTATTGGCTCACACATCGTCGAACTTGACAAAACAGACTTCGCATTTGACGGCATGGTTCGTCGTTCACCTGTTGTCGTGTTTAAACACAACACGGTAGGGAATAGTGTGTACGGTTCCGACTCTTATCGTGACATCACAGCTTCAGCGTTTGCAGTTATGCGCTGTTTTCAGAATATTTTGCGCATATCAGAGAAGACAAGAGAAATGATTCGAAAAGTGCCGGACTCCAGCATATCAAAAGACCCAATAACCGGGGCGAGCACTTTCACAAATCACGGAACTATTTCAACACCTGACAATGCAGAGAATACGCCAGACATCGGATACGAGACGCCTAATCTACCAATAGAAGCAGCTGTGGAAGCATTCGATAAAGCAATCAAGGCGTTGTCGAACTGTTGCGGTTTGGGTATGCCTTTCTTCGATATTGACAAGGCAGGGTCAAACCTCAGTGCTAAAAGTATTCGAGCGATGCTGTTGCCTACAGAAATATGTGAGCGTTTAATGTGCAGTAGGTTAGAGAAGCCAGTCAAGTCACTCATCACGAATGTGTGCTATGCTGGCACAATCTACGGTGTGACTGAGTCGGATATTAGTATCAAGTGGAACGATGGGCTTCCTAAAGACGAGAAGGAAGTCAGCGACATAATAAACAGCAGACTCAATTCAGAACAGCCAACTATTACATTAACAGACGCAATCAGCAAACTTGACGGTTTAAGTTTAAGCAATGCTGGCAGTAAAGCAGACGAGATACTTGGTAGAATAAACACAGAAGACTATGAAGATAACAACGACACAGTAGACACAAACATTCAAGTCACAGCAAACAACGCAGACAGTAACAATGGTAACAACCACGCAATAGACGGTGACACTTCGGCGGTGTGGGAGTCTCAAATGGTTCCTATGCCGAGTAACATCGGAACAAGGGAGCCTGCATACAAGGGAGTGAAGCATGAAGAAAAAAATAATTAAGAAGTCATTAGCAGAAGTGGCTGACAAGTTAGATTCTGAGCTTGCGGAAGCAAACGGAATGCCTAATGATGAAGATTGGGAAATCATCAAGGAGTTGATACGCTCCGATAACAAGACAGGAACTGAACAGTTGCGAAGAGAAGACTTCTACGTTTTTCCACTTCGGCTGTCTGACAACATCATTGACAGAGTATTTGATAAAATGTCAGACGAGTTTTTGTCAGAGTTGACTGATTGTTGCATCGGTTTATCTGGCATCAGAGATCATGACTGGCAGTCCGGGAATCAGTTCGCCCGTATTTACAAAGCGGAACTTGTAGAGGATGGCGATGTGCATTATGTCAAGGTCATGGCTTACATGTTAACCAGTGAATATGATACGGTCAACAAAATAAAAGCGGGGCTGCTTAGAGAGACAAGCATAGGCTTCGAATCAGAGAATGACACTTGTAGCATTTGCGGGGCGGTAACAACAAAAACAGACGAATCTCAAATAGCAATATGTCCAAACGGTCATAAAATGGGAGAGACTTATGACGGAAAGCTGTGTTATAACAGCATCAACAAGTTGAAGGACTTGTTCGAATGGTCACTTGTAGCTGTTCCTTGTCAAAGGGGAGCAGGAATTATAAGTAAGAAGCTCACAGTCAAGAAAGGAGTAAAAATGAAGCTCACAGATTTAAAGCGTCTCAGATTGTTCAGCTCTAAAGCATTCAAGGAACTGAACGACGACATCAAGTCGGAAATTGATGACGTGATGAACAATTCTGATGACTCTGAAATCACGGAAGAGGAAATCAACAAGATCGTCGAGGAAAATGAAGCACTCAAGGCACAGGTCAAGGAACTCAATGATACGATTGAGGAAATGAAGAGTAGCTGTACGAAGGAGACGATCAAACGTGAAGTTGAGAAGGCTATTGACAGTTTAAATCCCCTGACTGAAGTTGTCAAGGAGAACATGTTGAGAGACATCGACCTTGATGGCATGGAGCTTGACGAGGACGGTTCAATCAAGGAATTTGACAGCAAGCTTGATGCAATAAAAACCCGTTATAAGGGTTTGTATAAAGAAGCAAGCGAAGAGTCGGAGACTACAACAAAAGCAGAAGAGCCTGACGATGTAAAGACAAAATCAACGAAGGGCTTTGTAAACAGCGGCATCAACTTCAACGTCAGCAGTACAAGTAAGAGCGCAAAATCTAACTCTAAAGTAGCTAGCGGTATACAGTTTTAATAGAAAAGGAGAATAAAATATGCCATTTTCAGTTTATGACGGAATTGTAGCTTATTCAAGAGCTGCCAATATGGGTCTGTACCTTGGCAGTCGCACCTCTATTTTCAACGACCCGTCTCGGTTTAAGTATGACCTCAAGAGCAATCGCATCCTGGTTCGTCAGATAGACGCAGGAGCTGCTGGAACATACGACCCGGCTCGTGGTTGGATGAATGGTGGCTATGGTAACGGTCGGGGCGTTGAGTGGATTTCTTACGAGTGCCCATATGACAGAGCAAAGACTCTGACAGTTGACGCAGTAACTGAGGCGCAGTCTTATGCAAACGGTATGGAGTCGTCAATCAATCTGTTATTTAATGATTTCTTCCAGAATCACCTTCCAGCAGAGATTGATGCTACGAACATTGCTCAGTGGTTCAGCAAGGTGCCCTCAGCAAACATTCACACAAGCAACGAAACAGATTGGAAGACTGATGCGGATCACATTCTCGACACACTCAACAACCTTGAGATGGAAGTGTTTAACAGTGGATATAACGGCGAGACAGTCATTTTCATGCGGGCGAAGATTTACAAAAATCTCATAACTGCATTACAGAATCACAACGGCTTCGCGTCTGGTGCAATGTTACTGAATAAGCCAGTAACTGTTACATACGACACAGAGATTGACGGTGATGCAGAGCGTGCTCTGACAGTAACAATCGACACTGAGCGGTATGGTAAGTTCATCATCGTTGAAATGCCGGATGACAGAATGTTCTCTCATGTGACACTACTCGACGGTGTGAGTGCTGGTCAGCAGCAGGGCGGATACGTTGCGGATAATGATGCAGCCGGTTATTCTGTCCTTGATATGGTCATCCTTCCCCTCCCGTCAGCGTTTACCTCTACCCGGTATTTGATTTCAAACTACCTCATTCCGAACATGCTTCTCAATACACCAGCGGCACTTGCTGATTTAAGTAAGGCTAACGCTCGAATGTTTGGTAATGTCGAGGTCGGACATGCTGGCATCAATCAGAAGGGTGATAACTTCGAATATGATATTCGTATCATGTACGGTGGCGACATCTTCGAGAATAGAAGACGCAACTGTTTTGCAGTAAAACACACAGACGAACAGTCCGGCGGCGGAGACAATCCGGGAGGTGGTGACTGACCAGCCAAATCCTGATGACCCAGGTGGGGGAGACAATCCCCCATCAGTAATCGACGTAACTTCAGTAACACCGGAGCGGGCTGAATACACAATCGACACAAAGAGCGGTTCGGTTGATATAAACTGCACAGTATTGCCTGCAAATGCAACAAATAAGACTTTGACGTTCACAGCGATGAGTCCAGTTGACATGTTAATGACCAGTCTGACAGTATTGCAGAGTGGTAACTCTGTATTACCAGAGAACATGGTCAACATTGAGAGACTTAGCGATACAAGTTGCAGAGTTACAGCAGTTGAGGATGGAGACGTAAGAATACGGTGCAAAGCTCATAACAGCGTTTATGGTGATGCAATCGTTCACATCAGCAATCAGAACATTCAGAATCAGACTCTCAATAGCGTAACACTTGACTCCAACATCATGAACGCAAGCATCACAAGCGGAGAAGAGCCTTATTTCGAAGTCGAGAGTAGTTTAACAAGTATCACTTCAGACAGCATTTCAATACAGTTGTCCGATAATGAAGGTCAGAAGATAGCATTAAGACCTTCAGAAATCGACGCTGTGACTGTCACATCATCTGATGCGAGCGTGTTATCGGTTGATAACGCAACAATCGAGGACGGAAATTACAAAGCAACTGTTAATTGTCACGGTGCAGGTACAGCAAACATCACAGTGACTGTCACATATGGAGACATAACACTGACAGCATCAGCAAGTGCTACAGTTGCACAGTATATAGCCAGTACAGGTTTAGCAATCACCGGTGTTACAAATGTAGCATCTGTGAGCGGAAATGTTGTGACTTACAGTCAGAAGATAGTTCCGGGTCAGTCATCAGTTGATTTTATGACATTCAATATAGCACTTGACCCATCCGGTACACAGGATTATTTGGGTAAAGACGCTGTGAGTGGTGACTTCAGCACTTACAACTATGAGACCAAAACAATCGAAGTAGTAATACCTGACACAGCAGGAACAGGAACTATCACAGTAACAGCACAGAAGCCTGACGGTACAACAGCATCATACACAATTACCACGGTGTTTGAAGCAGTAGAGCCTGACGGCATACGTGTCAACGGTGCAAACACAAACGCAACTGATGGATTTAGTTTAGGTAGTGACGAGTATGTAACAACTTACGGATACAGCCTGTCTGCAGTTCCGGTTTATAACGGTACTGCATTAGACACACCTGTAGTTGTTACAACAAGCGATAGTTCTGTAGCAACAGTCAGAACAACAGACAACAATCAATTCGTTATTTACCCGCAGTCTTCAGGTAGTTTCAGCGTGACTGTCACAAGCGGAAATCAGAGTGTTACATCAGAGACAGTAACTGCACGAGTTGCAGTTGAGGCTACAGGAGTTGAAGCAGTAGCTGGTACGGGTTGCACAGTTGATGGCAATAAGGTCAAGGTTACTGAGAAGTTCGACGACGCTACTATAACAACACCAATCACGTTCACAGTTGAGTTCAATCCTTCAAATAGCACAGACAAGTTCAACGAAAACGGTTTTGCTATTCTTGACGGATACAACGAACAGAACGGTGGGCAGTTTACTTACACAACAACAGTGAACAACACAGTTGGTGGTACACGAACTGTAACAGTTGAAGCGAGCAACTTCACATCGGCAGGTCATCACTTCCTCAAGATTAACACCTTGAATCCTGACGATACAGACAGCGGAGATTATGTAGTTGACATATATGTAGAGACAGCTGTTGGGTACATGCAGGTCATTCAAAATGGATATAACACAGCTATAGTTGATACCAGAGAAAGTAACACAGGGTCCTATAGTGTACAGGCAGGATTTACTAGCAGACTAAATATTCGCACTTATAAGAGCAACGGTACAGAAGACACTTCAGGAGAAATTAGTGCTGAAGTGTTAAATGTTACAGACTCACACATCAAGCTGTCGGGTGTAAATCAGGCTCAGAGATGGGTTGAGATCAACTTGTCATATCCTGGAGAAGGTGATGTAAATATAACTTGTGGTGAGCATACAGCTTACATTCATTTTATATCAACCTAAACAGTAACAAGTGCACCAGTCAGACAAACAATCCGGCTGGTGCACAATAAAGGAGAGAATATGAAATATATTAAGATGGTTAAAGGTAGCGTGAGCGTACTTGTTAATCCACAGGAGAATGGCTTTGTTGACAGAGTAAATCAGTTCAGCGCAAAAGGTTACTCTTTAGTTGTCGATGAACAGGGCAAGCCTATCATGTTTAATCGTAACTTTGAAGGAAAAGCAATCGAAAATGAAGCGTTGGCAAAGGCTCTTGGTGGTTTAGTGTAAAGGAGCATCAAAATGAGTTTAGAGGTAGGTATCGACAGCTATGTGACTCTTGAAGAAGCAAATGAGTACATAAGCAAACACTTCGCAAGCGATGATAAGTTACTTATCAATTGGAACGAGCGAACAGACAACGACAAAGAAGCTAAACTCAGAGAGTCATGTGAGAGTATCAATAACCTCAAGTTCAGAGGAAAAAGAAGAGGTATCGGGCAGGAACTTGAATTTCCACGAGTGCTGGGAAGTACATGCGGAATAGGTTTTCGGTTATACATATCACAATTTGAGGATAATGGTTTAATCAGCAATGACATAACCGGAGACGGTGGCATAAAGCTTGCAAAAAAAGCGCAAATACTTAATGCATTATATGGTATGACACTTGGAAATCAAGCATTAAATAGTGCAACAAACAGGTTTATGATGTTGACATCTAAAAAAGCGGGTCCAATATCTGAAACATATGGTGGTAGAACTCATTACAGCGATAACGCTCTTGTGGGTATATACACCGAGAAGGTTTATTCAATACTACAGCCTTGGCTGAGCAACAGCAGAGTTACAATTTGACGAGAGGGGGATTGATACCAATGCCTATGGATTACGAGCAACGTATTCAAAACGTCGAGATGGCTATTAGTGAACTTCAGAAAATAACTTCAAGCATACATGAGGAAGTTATAGAGATTCGTTCACAAATTAAAGCTAATGACAGACAGAATCAGGCTGTTGAAGAATACATGAACCGAACAATACACATGGAAAAGTCATTAGCATTACTCGTACAAAACGGAGAGAACGTCAGAGAGAGCATGAGTAACTTGCAGAAGAGTTATGACAAGATAGTTGAACAATACAATATGATGGTTCAGAGCAATGCAGATGACAGTAAGAAAAAGATTTATTGGTTCTTCACAACAGTAGGTTCTATAGTAATCGGTGTTGTACTTAAATCATATTTGGGTGGTTGAACATGAACAGCATAATATTTGAGTTGTTTAAACAGTACGGTATAGACATACTTGTAGTCGTTGCATTTGTGGCTGTGTTAGGATACCTTGTAAAAATAGGTAAGACTGACACAGTTAAGAAGATTATACTTTCGTTAGTCGTTCAAGCAGAGAAGGCACTTGGCAGTGGAACAGGCGAACTTAAGTATGCATTTGTAGTTGACGCATTATATAGCAAACTACCAGCAATCATTAGGTTACTATATAGTAAAAAAGAAATCAATCAGTTTATCGAGGACGCTGTACAGGAATTAAAGAAAACACTTGACAGCGGAAATACACTATCAAGCTATGAAAACGAACATCTATTTGATAATATACACTAATAGAGTGTAATCACCTTTTGGAATGCAATCGGATAGGTTTTAATGAAAATTTTTCAGGTATGAGCGAAAGACTTCAAAAGCGG